TTTTTGGGCTTGTCTGGAACTAAAACCAGCAGAAGCAATGTCATATTGAGCGTTAAGCGTTTGTGTAGAATTTGTTGCAAAGTTTGTCTCGCGTTGTAATTCGCGCAATGCTTTGATACGAGCGCCGACAGCACTAAGCGCAGATTCTTCAGAAGAGGTTGTAATTGTAGCTAGACGAAACGCAGCAGATTCTACTTTGCTGTATGCTGCAACCGCGCCGATAGACCACTTTTGATATGAACTGTTGTCGAAGATGATTTGGCTGGCAGTACTGATGCGATTGAATACGCCGTCAGTAGTTTCTTCGAGAATTTTGATGTTCGCGCCAAACTCTTTCGTGCCAAGAATCGCTTCGCTAAAATCGAGACTCTTACTGATACCGACTAAGTTCTTGACGGAAGTGTAAGCACCATCTACAATACTTTTTGCGCCTTGAATCTTGTTGAACGCACTACTGATGTTGGCTACAGCAAACGTGGCATTTATAGCGATGGAACCGAGCGCACCAAGAGAAGCACCTAACTTAGCCGTCTGACTAATATTAGATGCCCAAGTACCCGACAATTTAGTGAGACTTTTATCAAGTTCAGCTACGTTGCCGAGCGTACCCCGAATATCATCACCAATGTTTAGAGTGCCTTTATTGAGCGCATCTTTAATTGCTGATTGAGATGGAGATGTATCTATCGAGGGTGCTGCCATGTTGCCTTACACTTCTTAGTTGCATCCAATCATTGTATCATCGCTAATTATTGAAGAAGTCGAAGCTGTATTTCTTGATGCCTCTCAGGGTTCGCTTATCTAGATTTTCCCAAGGTATTTGCTTGTTACCTAAATTGTCCAACAACTCGTTGAACTTCTCATTCTTTATTTCTTGTATCTTAATATCAGGAGAATAGGATGCTTCACGTTTTAGGGCTAAAAGTGTCCGAATATCCCAATAATCAAGAGTGCGCCATAATTCCAGAGCGTTCTCTGGATATGCAGAAAGAAGACAGTCAAGAATTACATCACTGACTTCAAACTCTACAGGGTCTTTAAATCGAGGGAAATCTAGTTCGGTGAGTCTTCGGTTGGTTTTTGCTTGTTGGCTTCGACCAGACTTTCGATTTCTTTCTCCCGTTCCAGAAGAAGTTTGCCCTGATTCAGTCTCCACTGATGGTAGTGGTTCTGGAGTTGTAGCTCGAAGGGCAAAAAATGCAGCTTGCTGACCTCTGGTTCTGTAGTGCCTTCAACTTTACGAGTCTTTTCGTCGATAGAGCCGTTGAATACTAAGCGAACGAGTTGTTCCCAATTTTCCTTAAGGTCTTCGTAGTCCAAATAGGTTTCGTCCTTACCTTGAATTGGTAATAGACCCAAATATTCTTTGATGAGTGCAACAATGTCGTCTTGAACAAATAACTCTGAGATGGCTCCGTTTACTTCGAGATATTTGCCAACCAACTCACCTTGAAGTTCAATCAGGCGTTTTAGGTTGCTTTGTGGAGTGCGTCTTACGCGAACTTTTTCACCGCTATCTAGAATGACCTCTAGGGTTTGGTAGGATGGTTTGTTTGATGTCGAGGAGGCTGCCATAAAATTGTCCTAGTTGTGTTTTTTCGTTGAGAGTTGATTTGTTTTGCACAGATAGCTTTGGTTGAAAAGCGTAAAGTGCCTTGTAGCCGTAAGATTCGTTGCGTGGGTCTTCTTTCTGATGTATAGACCGAAGAAAGAAAGAGCATATCCTACCGTCAAAAGCCATCACATAGAAAAACAAGTCAAATATGTAGTCTAATACGAGTGGACTTTCGTAATAATTAGCATAGCATATCTCTATTGTTGCTTTGTCTGAGTCAACAACAATATGGTAAGGGGCAGGGAACGTAAAAAAATCGCTATCCAAACTCCTGACAAAGAGGTTTGAGATAGCGAAATATTTAGTACCTTCACATTCGATACTCATTTAAGTTTATGCGCCAGTAGGTGCGGCTACACCAGCTTTGGTGCGATAACTGTTGAGGTCAATTTGGTACTGACCGATATTGCTGTAAGTCAAGGCTGAGTAGACCAGACCATTGAAACCTTCAGTGCTACCGACAACCTGAGAACCATCGAGAGTCGCGGAGGCAATACTTAGAGTGGCTTTTGCATTGACTGCATTATCAACAGGAGTTAAGCGAAGAACCGTTAACACGCCATCAACTGCACCACCTTTGATAGTGACGTTACCAGCTACGCCTGTGGTCGCTACGGTGCTATCGAAATCGATTTCGTTAGGATTAGCTACAGCAGTGGATTTACGAACGGCTGTGACGCGAATTTTGGGGGTTACGCTGACACTTGCAACTTTACTTTCAGTTAGAGCTTTGTCAATGTAGATTTTACGAGCTACATAGTCAATTTTTGTGACAATGGTGTTGGCAGGAATGCCAGTACCAGCAGAAGCGACAGTGATTGCGTCGCCAGACTTGACTCCGAGGTTGGTGCTGTTGTAGTTTTCATCGTAAGTGATTTCCTTCAAGCCAGAAGCAAGATATACGTTGTTGACTGCTACGTTGCTTTTTGCCGTCAAAGAACCAGTTGCCAGTGCGGTAATAAAATCACCAACACGGACTTTATCGAATGCCCCAGCTACTTCAGCCTTTAATTTGGACTGAGTAGCGATAGGGATAACGGATGCGGTGATATCAGCTTGAGTGACAGCGATAGTTACAGGAACGTACTCAGAGTCACCAATTGTTTTGATTGGGTTCGTGCTGAGGTCGAGGGTTGTAAGTACTGTAGGATTAGCTACTCCTAAAGCAATTTGAATGTTTGACATGGTTATTTGTTCTTAACGTTAAGATTTAGTTTAATTATATCAGTATGCGAAAACAGCACAATTTATCTTGGCGTAGTCGTAGATGAGGTCAGTAGTTGTGGCGGATTCGTATTTGATAGTAATACCTTGCTCTTTGTCAATAGTGAAAGGTATATTGTCATCAACTTCGCTGTTTTGAAGTATGCGTTTGATTTCTTTGGCTACATGGAAAGTCAGTCCTGAAGCTGTGTCCTTGGCGCTATAGGCTAGAACGTAAGCAATCGTGAGACTAACTACATCACCAGCACCGATTGGGAATAGTGTGGACTCTTCATTACGAAATATCTTCAGAAGTGGGTAGATATTCGTCCCCAGAGGCAGTTTGTTGGTATTGTCTACTGTGTAGCTGGAAATAGCTGATTTGCCGCCTAGAGCCGTACTAAAGGTGATATTAACCTCATTCCTAATGTACGCCGCAATTGTCTGAAGGTCTATGTCAGGAAACTTGAAGTCAATAGGGTAAGTGGGACGGTCTATGAACATGGCTACCAGAAGCTAATTGTGTCTTGATTTCGGAGATTCCCAGAAGGAGCAATGTATCGAGCGCGGCGGGTTTGTACTCCGTCTACGATAAAGTCGCTATCATTAGTACCAACAACATCATTGAAGTCCTCAGCACAATAAAAACTAGGCTCAATGTTGAGATTCTTTTTAAAAATATCTGTATCGCTTGTACCATCGTTGTTGAGGTCGTAACCAATAAAGGGTTTTAATTCTTCTCCTGCTAATACAATATTTCTATTTTGTTGTTGTGGGGCGTTCGGGTCGTTTTGAATAGCTTGAAGTGCTGCGTTTGCACCAGCTACGAAGATACCAGTACCCGCAAATAGCGATTGTAGCTTGTCCAAGCCACGTTGTAGTGTTACTTGGCTAAATCCATCGTTGTTAGCTTCTCCGTCGGTCTGACGAGGAAATTTGAAGTCAATGATTTTCGCAATTGCGATGTCTTCCGAAATCATCTTTAGGTAGTTGACAGTTGATGCCTCGGTCAGTTTGAGAGGGAACACATAAATCATTTGAAGATACGTGTCGATGTCACCTAACTCAACTTCGTCTACAAGCATCTCAACAGTCTCAGTGTCAATCTCTTGAGTGGCAATACCAGTGATGCCAGATGTCTCTTGTTGTACAACTTCAAGGCGACCTTTCAGCTTGCGTGTAAGTGATTGAAGATTTGCGTATTTCATGGTTTATCCATAGAGTAGTTTCCCGACATAAGGAAGATAACCTTGGCGAATGGCAGACTTTCCTTCGCGGAATGTATCTAGCTTGGCTCGGTAGTTGGCTCTGGCATTGGCACTCTCGCGGATTTTGTTTTTGGCTTCCACCTCTTGCTGACGGTGGATTGCTTCGTTGATTTCTTGGTCAGTCATGTTTGCTAGCTCATCATCGGGAATGTCATCGATGCTGTAATAGCGTTGGCGACCTGTCAAGTTGAGAAATTCGGCTACTCCGCTACGCTCCGAGGCAGAAAAAGAGGATGAGGTGTGAGCCGAACTGAAGGAAGCGAGATTAGTGTTCATAAATGCGAATGTCATGTTCTTGCCCATACCTGCTGAGATTACACCTTTGCGGCGCTTGACTACGGGTGCTGTGAAACCGCCACTTTTTTTGTTGGTCGCATTGGGACGAGCTTGGGGCAAACGTTCACCGAACATCGGCTTCATTGCCCCTTGCTTCATTTTTTGCCCTGAGAGTGGGTTAGTTAGCTGATTTTCCATTTGTAGTTTCTGCGGTGTAGCCGAATGTCTTGAGTCCTTCGTATACTAGACCATGAGTGGGGTCGGGCAGTTCAAAGTCGATAACGGCGATGTCTTCCCATTTTTTGCTCTTGAGTGGAGCAATCTTGTCTAGTTGCGCGTATGATTCAATCTTAGCATCTTTACGAGCTTCGACGATTTTTTGGGTTGCTACTTTGCCAACGAACTTGAGAGCTTCGATTTCGGATGCTGAACAGGAGTTGATTTTCAGCTTTTTGACTGTGTGAATTGTGGTTGTGTTGTCGAAGGTTAGGTCATTACTAGGGATGAATGAGATGTCGGGAGAGGGATTTGTGGGAGTGATGGTCTGGAACTCACTGGCATTTACTAGAATTGCAGTACTGCGTTGACGAGCTTCATTTAGGTTAATTTCATATTCGTAATATTCTCCTGCTGGAACAGTGTGACCTTCACCATTGACATAGGCTGGGAAGATACGATAACGACGGGCTGGTTGCTTGTTAATCATATTTGTATAAGTGTAGATGTATTTATGATAGCAGAGATTGCTCGGCGGCTAGTCTAGCTGCGATTGCCTCTTGTATAGTCTTAAATGTGCCTAGCCTCTTTTTATTAAAGTCAGCCGTGTAAGACCCTCTCACTTCTCGAATACCTTTCGGTAATTCTTTTTTAGGTTTGTTAAACATAGCCGCAAAAGTTTGGTCATTATTGTAATAATAATCTTCGGCTTTTTTACGAATATCGACAGCTTCTTCTAAAGTAGTAGAGCTTCCAACACGAAGTTGCTTACTATTTACAACAATAGTTACTGAAAATCTACCATTAGATTTCAGGCACACACCTGTAGGATATGGGTGAGGCTGTTTAATTGTTAATAAATAGGAAAATTCTTCGCAACCTTCATTAATGTATTTCTCGGCATTTTGATATACTTGAGAAGCTTTTTCAGGCGTATTAAAAGTACCCAATTGGTACTGACGTTTATTCCAAGTAATCTTAGCTACATACTTACCATCTCTAAATAGTACTCCTCTAGGTAAGTCTCTAACCCTTTTTACTGCATCTAGTAAAGGTTTTACTGATTCGTCATTATCATAATAATATCGTTCCGCAAGCAATCTGTAGTTTAGAGCCTCTTCATAGGTCTTAAAAGAGCCTATGTAAATAGACCTTTTTATTTTTACTTCAAAAGTCCCGTCTTTTTTCTTGGTTACATTGCTGCCACTTTTAAAATTAGATTCTGAAAGAATTTTCCTTACTCGTTCAGTATGAGTTTTACCATAAAAAGGATTATTTTCTCCAGTTACCGATGCAATTTTATTTTGTTTTCTTTCATATTCTTCAGGTAAAATTTTCCCGAAGTATTTTGTACTACGTGTTTGATTGTAAGATTCTCTCCAATTCTCGATTAAATCAAGATGGTGTTGCTCTTTAGTTAGTAATTCTTCTTGTGTCAGACCAACAAACTGTTCTAGAATCTCTATTTTAAAAGAAGATTCGCCGTATTTGTTAAAAGCTCTTTGCAAGAACTTATTTTTATGTGTATTGTTCCTTAGTCTTGAAAAGTGGTCAATAATTCGTTTATTTAGTTGTTTGCTGCTCCCAATATAGAATTTGTTGTTTGTGGTATTGGTAATTTTATAGATACCTTGGGTCGAGGGGTATTGTTGAATAGACATAAATTTTTACTGGTAAGATTGGTAAATTTAAAAAGCGACAGGGCTACCAGACCTTTTCGAGTTGCAATCTCTATTCGCTTATTTTTAGTATAACAAAAAACCCCCTAAAGAATATACTTCTAAAGAGGGATTTTCTTTTTAGTTAAAATAACTAAGATTAGGAGATTACAGTGAGTCCGTCAGCAGAGTTGAAGGTAGTAAATTCAGCAAGATTTACTGAACTTTCCAAGTTAGCCAATTTCGCAAAACGTCTGGCACTTCCAGTGCGACCTATAGTAGGAGCCGAAATCAACTGCATTGAAGCAGTGTTCGTGATGGAAAGAGGCGGGTCGCCAGCTTTGGTGTAAGTATTGACGTACACGCCACTGCGCCCACCATTTTCTAAAGTACCGCCCAAAATACGATTAAATTGACCTTGACGGCTTAAGAAAACGACAGTACCTTCATCTAGTACGCGAGTAGGGACAGATTTTCCTTCGTTGTCAGTTAGTTCAACATAGTCGTCAACCAATACGAACTTAGGAAGGAATCTACGAGTCATGACTTCGTTAACTTGGTCAATGCTAGGAGTGCCAGTAATGACATTGCCTAGAACATTAGCAGCAACTACAGCCTCTTTAACAGACTTACAGCGAACCATGTTCAGAAGCAAACGCTCCGAGATAGCAATCTCGTCAGCAGGGAAGCCATTAACCCATTTGTAGTTCGAGTGCATATCTACAAGGTCTTGTAAAGGGTCAGCAGTTTCATGCTGAGTCCAATCGCGCTTCAAGCTATCAACAGTTTCAGTTCCGTTGTAATCCGTTTGATAAACTGGCTGAGGGAACATATTGCGGCGGACGGGCATTGCCTTGCGCCAGTCAAGTGAAACGTTCAAACCTGTACGACGGTCGGTATACGCCATCTTACCAGTTTGAAGAGTCTGCCAAGCAAGATAGTCAATCAAGTTGATGTGACCACGTACAAGAGAAGCTACTGAACCGAAAATGACCTTAGCCAATTCGTTATCTTGACCCAACTGTACTTTACCTTCAGAAACTTGGATGTTCTGGATGGTGATGTTGCGGAGCTTAGCGATTTCACTAACTTCTTGCATACGCCATTGGGTATCTTCATCCCAGTGATACGAAGTTGCTGCTTTGAAGTTACGAGCTTGAATGCGAGAGAAGTCGCCTTTTTTCGCTTCAGGGTAATCTTGACCAGTGGCAACCAAAGATGCAATGGGGTCAACGGTTGTACCGATGTAAGCAAGCCAGTCACGACCTGTCTTTTCAATCAAAGGTACATAAGTGTTGAGAACTTTGCTGCGTTCTTTGGTCTGACGAAGAGTATTGTTGATAACCAAGTCAGCCGCTTTAGCAGCACGTGCTTCTTTTAAGAAAGCTTCAATAGGGGACATTGTTGCCATTTTTTTTATATTTCTCCGTTATTTGTTGAAGTATGGCTTAATATGCAAGTGCAAACCAAACAAACGCTTCAACTGTAAATCGATGTATGGCAGATTATTTTGGTAGATACCAGCGATTTCACTGATAACTGCAAAATGGCGCACAGGCTCGTTAGTGAGGTCTACAGGGTCAGGGTACAAGCCAAGGACTTCTTCGACATTGATACCAACAATAGAGTTAATAGGTAAAGCTTGAGCCGCATTCGCCGCCAAAGTTACCGAGCGAACACCAGTAGTAGCATTTTCAGCACCGATAGCGAGAATCGTACCTAAAGGAGTGAGATTGTCACCTAAGTAACCAGCTTCAGTAGTTTCAACAACAACTTGACCAGCAGCACCAGAGGTAGCGAAATACACATTATAGCTATCGTTAGCATAAATGGTAGCAACAGCAGTGGAACCAACTTGAGCGAAGGTAATACCAGCAGTCAATAGAGCAGCAGCGTTAGCAGTTGCGAAATCAGCAGCAGCACCAGCACCAGTCTGAGTAGCTCCTACAGTTGCAGAGTAAGTTACACCAGCAATTTTGGCAGTGATGATGTCGCCAGTTGCAAAAGTGCCAATAAACTTGACTTTAGCGTGGCAATGCTTAGCGTACAGTACATCACCAACCTTGAATTGAGCGCAAGGGCTTTTCAATTGAATTGTAGGAGAGTTAGTAGCAGTAGCAGCGTTTAGGCGAGTGCGAGGGAGAAAACGGGCAACTCTTTCGCCAGAAGTGCCAGTAGTAGCGATAAAAGAACCTTCAGGAATCGAAGCGACACCTAAAGAGTCGAGTTGGACATCAGCGCTCTTAATTTCAACACCATCAATTGCAACTTTCTTAGCTGCGGCGTTAAAAATGATTGCCTTACCGTTACGAATAAATTTTTGAGTTGTTAAATACATTGTGTTTTTTGCTCCTTATAGTCCGAAATCCAGACCCATAGCCACAAGGTCGCCCTTAGCAGCTTCTTCGAGGCTAGCCGAGAAATTAGCAGTTGCAACTTCTTCAGCACTCACGGAGAAATCGGTGAACTGAGTAACATTAGCAACATTACGAAGTAAGCTGTACGCAAACTCCGACATATTGAGTTGTTCTTGCAAATCACGCGCACCGTTAGTTTGAGCAATGCCAGTGAATTGTGCTACTCGTTGGCGAGGGTCAGAGAAGTTACCGATAAGAGCTTCCTTCATTGC